GCGCGTGGCGCCGGCGCGGCGGCCGCGCCGCGCGGGGGGCGGCCGCGAAACTTCGGCGCGGCGCTGATCGTGGGCACGTCGCCTGTCATCGACGTCTCGGAGCGTATCCGGACGTACTCGTCTAGCGAGCTGACGGACATCGCGACGGCCTTCGGCTCTACGTCGCCGGAGTATCTCGCGGCGGTGGCCTTCTTCGGGCAGTCTCCACAGCCGTCCTCGGTGCAGATCGGCCGGTGGATCCAGTCGGCCGCTAGCGGCCAGCTTAAGGGCGCAATTCTGACGACTGCTCAGCAACAGATGAGCAACTTCACGAGCATCGCGTCTGGCGCTTTCGACATCACTATCGACGGCTCGGTCGTACATGTGACGGCCGTCGACTTGAGCGCTCAGGTCAACCTGAACGGCGTCGCATCGCAGGTCACCGCCGCCCTTCAGTCGAAGGGCGCCTGCACGTGGAACGGCTCTCAGTTTGTCATTACGAGCGTGACGTCCGGCACGACCTCGACGGTCACGAATGCGACTGAAACGGAGCTGACGAAGGCTCTCGGCCTTGCGTCCGGCACGACTGCGGTTGGTGGCGCTCCGGCGGAGACGCTACCCGAAGCTATCGCGGCGCTGATCGACTATCCGTCGTGGTACATGGCCGTCCTTGCCGCGCCGGCAGAATCCGACGCGATCGTCTCGGCCGCGCAGACCATCGAAGCGGCGAATCCCCGCAGGCTTTTCGCGATCACGACGCAGGACACGACCTGCCTCAACCCGCAGGACACGAGTTCTGTGGGCTATCTGCTTTCGCAGGCAGGGCTTCAGCGCACGCTGTGGGTCTACAGCTCTTCGTCTCCCTACGCCGCCGCCTCTGTCCTCGGCCGCATGAGCACGGTCAACTTCGGGGGGAGCAACACGACGATCACCCTCAAATTCAAGCAGCTTCCAGGTATCGCTCCGGAAAATCTGACGCTCTCGCAGGCGAACGCCATTAGCGGAAATAACGGAAACGTTTTCGTCGCCTATGACAATGACACCTCGATCCTTCAGGAAGGCATCATGGCAGGCGGCTGGTATATCGACGAGCGGCAGGGCCTCGACTGGCTAGAAAACTACGTCGCGACGGCGGTCTGGAATTTACTCTACGGTGCAGGGAAGGTCGGGCAGGACGAGGTCGGATCTACGGAACTCGTCGCGACTGTCTCGCAGGCTCTCGAGCAGGGTGTGACAAACAACCTCATCAGCCCGGGCGTATGGAATGGCTCTGGCTTCGGCGCGCTCAGCCGCGGAGACACGCTCTCGACCGGTTATTACGTCTACATCCAGCCTATGGCCGAGCAGTCTCAGGCAGATCGCGAGGCGCGCAAGGCTCCGCCGATCCAGTGCGCCGTCAAGTTGACGGGCGCGATTCATTTTGTCGATGTGACGATCAACGTCAACCGCTAAGGAGTTCTGACGATGGCTTATTCATTCTCCGAGGTCACGGCTACGCTCACGGGCGCCGCTGGCGTGATCAATCTGGGCGCAGGAAGCGCCACTTCTAAGGAGGGCATCTCTGTCACCCTGACGCAGTCGCGAAACGCGATGACGGTCGGCGCGGACGGCGAGTATATGCACTCTCTCCGTTGCGATAAGAGCGGAACGGTTACGGTCCGACTTCTCTACACGTCGCCGGTAAACGCCCAGCTTCAGAACATGTACGAGGCGCAGGCGTTATCGCCTAGCGCTTGGGGTCAGAACGTGATCGTGATCGTCAATAAGGGCAACACCGAGACCACGACCTGCCGCGGCGTCGCCTTCCAGAAGCAGCCTGACCGGACTTATAACGAGGATGGGCAGTTTCTCGAGTGGGTCTTTGACTGCGGCAAGATCGATACCGTCACGGGGACCTACTGATGCCCATCGCTCCTAGAATCGTGAGCGTCGGCGGGCACGAGTACCGGATCGGGCAGCTTAGTTGCTTCGACTCGCTACACGTGGCCCGCTCGATCTCTTTTTTGGCGCCGGTTTTTGTCGGCGAGGTCTACGGGCAGATCCTGAAGCTCCTCGAAGCGTCGAAGGTTCGGCCGGACGTGCCGGCGGCGAAGCTGCTCGACGAGATCGTTGACATCGTGCGCGTCAGCGAGCCTTTTCTCTACCGCATTTCGATGATGGATCGGGCGGCCTTCGAGGGCGTCGTCAAGACGTGCCTCTCTTGCGTTGAGCGGCATGACGGACGCAGCTACGGCCGCGTCGTCATTGACGGGCAGATGATGTACGCCGACATCGATGCGCCGGCCGCGCTCGAGCTGACGCTTGACGTGCTTGTGAGAGAGATCCGCCCTTTTTTCTCCGCGCTATGCAGACAGGGCTCCGGCGCGGAGCAGGCGGCCTCGACGAGTCCCGCTTAAGGGCCCTGCCGGACGGGATGGATTTTCTCCTACGTCCCGTCCGGGCGGGCTTCTGCCGATATGAGAGCCTCAAGGACGGCACGCTGACGCTCGAGGATGTTTTCCTCATGAATGCGTATTTGGACAACCAAGCCTTTAATGAGGCTGAGATTATTAGGATGACAAGGCATGGCGAGCGTTCTTGAGGGTTTCTTAGTCCGGCTCGGTTTCGACGTCGATAAGGACGGGCAGAAGCGCTTTGATGCCAACGTAGACGCGGCGTCAGAGCGCGTAAAGGGAATGGCAAAGCACGCGGTAGCCGCAGGCGCGGCTATCGGCGCGGCCTTCCTGAAGGCGTCTAGCGAGGTGAACTCGCTCTATAACGCGACAAACTTCACTGGCTCAAGCATTCAGGGATTTACCGCTCTGCAGAAAGCCGTGGAGCGTGTCGGCGGCTCAGGCGCGTCGGTCTCTGCGGCCTTTCAGAATTTGGCGCAGAACGTCATGACGCTCGGGCCGGGCTTCGAGGAGCTACTAGATCAACAGCTCGGCGTGAGCTTGACCGACAGCACTGGAAAGCTGCGCGATATGTCGGACGTCTTTATGGACATCCGAAACAAGCTCGCGGAGATCAACAAGGTTGATCCGATCCAAGCGCGCCAGATCGCCTCGGTAGTCGGCCTCGGAGACGCTTTCGATGCCGTCATGAAAAAGGATTTCCCGGCGGAGCTCGAGCGCACTCGTTCGCTCATAGGCGGCTTCGCTGAGGACGTGGACAAAAGCGCCGACTCGACGCATCGCCTCATGAACGAGCTGAGCAATACATGGGGGATCGTCACGGGCGCCATTCAGAGCGGAGCGGCACAGATCACCGACGCGCTCGACCTTGATCAGAAGATCGCGGACTTTAACGACGGCTTTTCAAGCTGGATGCGTGACACCGTTGAGGCCGAGGTGCAGATGGTCAAGGACTCCGACGGCGTCCTCGACTGGCTCGGCAAGTGGCTTTTTGAGGCAGATGACTATCAAGAAGCTGCAAAGCAGAAGAGGCTCGGAAAGGCGATCGAAAAGCAGAGCGCAGAGACGCTCCCAGAGCGCCCCGTTTCGACGGTCGTCGTCGATGACGATTGGCAGGAGGTCGTCGCGGGCGACATCAAGCAGTCGCGCTTCGCGGACGTGCGCGGTATCCGGAATAACAACCCCGGAAATCTTCGCGCATCACGGCTCGCGTCAGGAAAAGACGACGGCTTCTCGACCTTTGCCACGATGGCCGACGGGTATCAGGCGATGGCCGAACAGCTCAAGATGTATGGGAATGCGGGCCTCGACAACGTGGCGGGCATCGTCACGAAGTACGCTCCGGCGTCCGAGAACAACACATCGGCATACATTGACAGCGTCGTTTCGTCAATGCGAAAGGATCTGGGGACGAAGGAGCTGGGCGCGACGACGCTCCTCGATCTGGGAGATCAGCGCGTACTGAAAGCACTCGTCGATGCGATGATCGACCACGAGAACGGCAGAGGCGCCAGCGACTACTTCAATGGTTCGGCGTACAGCGCGGCGATCGCTGCGGCCTCGCAGACTACGCAGAAGTCGCGCACAGTGACGGAGGGCGACAAGATCGCCTCGACCGGCGGCATCGTCATCAATCAGTCAATCAGCGTAACCGGGCAGGATGCGGTCGCTACAGCGGGGACTATCGCTCGCGAGACGAAGCGCCAGATCGCCCGAAACAGTACGAGCAACTTGTCTTAGGAGCGGCGTTAGATGCCTTCACTTGAAGCCCTGATCATGGGGACGAAAAGAGCGATCGAGCCCGTCTCCCTAAACGGCACCCCTGCCGGCGAAGCGATCATCCCCGACGTCACGATCTCGGAGATGCACAGCGACGAGGTGACTGTGACGCAGCACCCCGTCGACACCGGCGCGAACATCGCGGACCATGCCTATCGGCAGCCCGCGACGGTCGTGTGCACGTTCGGGTGGTCGGACTCCTCGCGCCTTATCAACTCCTTGATGAGCGGCGGTACGGGCGCTGTCGGATCACTTCTCAAAGGAAAGGGATCTGTCGAGGACGTTTATAAAACACTGCTCGAGCTCAAGGACAAGCGGACGACGCTCAAGCTATCGACCGCGAAGCGCGTCTATCCGTGCGTCATCATCACGCGCATCACGACGACGACGGTTGACTCAGAAAATGCGGCTGTGATCGAGATCACTTTTCAGGAGATCCTCGTGGCGCAGGCGAAGACGGTCACGCTCGCCAGTGTTCAGCAGAAAAAACCTGAGAAGACGGCAAGCGTCAAGAATGGCGGGCAGCGCTACGGAACGCCCGCGCAGCAGTTACTGGAGGGACGATGATCGTCGAGATACCGCTCACGACCGGCGCGCAGAGCTTCAGCATAAGCCTAGGCGGCACGCAGTATCAGATGAGCCTGATCTATCGCTCCGCCGACGGAGGCGGATGGTTCCTAGATATGGCGCGTGCGGATAAAAGCGACGCTATCTATGGCATTCCTTTTGTGATCGGCGAGGATCTGCTCGCGCAACATCAGTACAAAGGCTTCGGGCATCTTCTCGTTCAGCTTGATAGCGGAGAGACCGGACATCCTTCGTACGCCGATATGGGCATCGGAGTGCATCTTTACTGGAGCGATAAGCCGTGGAATACAGCCAGTGGATCAGATACTTCCGCCTGACCGTAGCGGTCGACGGAACGAACACCGACGCGCTTGATCTGAGCGACTTTCGCGTGCGCTTTTCGATCTCGCAACAGCTCGCAAGCCGACCGACCACAGCAGAAATCACCGTTTATAACGTGGCGCAGAGCACCGTCGACGCGATTAAGGCGCCGACAAATCAGCTCGTCAAAAATAGCCGCCTGCGGGTGATCCTCGAGGCGGGATATCAGGAAGACCACGCGATCGTATTTCAGGGCGACCTTTGGTGGAAATCGACGGGACGCGAGAGTGAGACCGACACGTATATGAAGCTGATCGCGGCGGCAGGAGACCGCGCGCATCAGTACGCAGTCGTCAATCTCTCTCTACCGAAAGGCGCCACTCAGGAACAGGTCTTCAGCGCCGTCGCCGCGTCCATGCAGGAGAAAGGCGTCGGCGCTCCGGCGAACAAGCCGACGCTTATGGCGACGAAGCTCCCGCGCGGGAAGGTGCTCTACTCGATGTCCGCGGACGCTATGCAGGGCATCGCGGACACAAACGCCTTCGAGTGGTGCTATGGGGCGAACGGCTTGATAGCCATACCGAAAGAGCGCGTCTACGACCCGTCGGAGGAGGTCGTTGTACTCGATGCGACGACAGGCCTCATCGGGCGCCCGACGCTGACGGTTGACGGCGTCCAGCTTCAATGCCTGCTAAACCCGCGACTCGACGTGGGATCGCTCATTCAGATAGACAACGGCACCATACAGAGTCAGACGTGGAGCACGGAGACTTCGGCTGGAGCCGTTCAGGCGAACTATGCGGCCACGGATGCGATGATTGCGGCCGACGGTATCTACCGCGTGTTCAGCCGCGAGTTTGTCGGCGACACACGCGGGAAAGAGTGGTACGCGAACCTGATGGCTTACGGAGTGAATGCGCAAAAGCCGTTGACGCCTTCGATTAGCTCGACCATGCCGAATATGTAGAGGAGCGGCGATGATCTCTCTAAACACATTCATGGACGATCCAAATCAGCGGGAGCGGCAGTTTTTCAACGGCCGCGCCGCGATGCTCTGGACGGCGATTCCCGGCATCGTACAGAGCTTCGACGCTGAGGCGATGACGTGCGAGGTTCAGCCCGCTATTCAGGGCAAGCAGCGCGACGAGGATGGTTCGATAAAGCTCGTAAACCTACCGCTTCTTCTTGACTGTCCGGTCGTCTTCCCGCACGCGGGCGGTTGTTCTCTGACCTTCCCGATCAAGCCCGGCGATGAGTGCCTAGTCATCTTCTCCTGCCGCGCCATTGATCTCTGGTGGCAGAGCGGCGGCGTACAGCCTCCGGCGGAGACGCGTATGCACGATCTCTCGGACGGTTTCGTCATTCCTGGGCCGTATAGCCAGCCGAAGGTCATTCCTGCCGTCAGCACCGACTACGTCGAGCTACGCAGTGACGATCGGCAGGCCTATCTGGCGATCCATCCGAGCACGCACGACGTGCGGCTTGAGACGACCGGGAACATGATCGCAACGGTCGGCGGCACGACGGCGGCAACGCTTGACGGCGCCGTCACGATTGACTGCGGCTCTACGCTAACCGCGACGGTCTCCGAAGCGACGAAGATCACCTGCCCGACGCTTACGGTCGACTGCCCTCAGACGACCTTCACCGGCGCCGTGACCGTGCAGGGACTGCTGACCGGCACCGGCGGCTTCAGCATCAGCGGCGGTTCTGGCGCAACCGCGCAGGTGTCCGGAAACATCTCGCTGCAGGGCTCTATGGCTGCGTCCGGAGACGTCACCGCGAGCGGCATCAGTCTCAACTCTCACACTCACACGGAGCGGGGAGACGGAAACGAGACGAGCGGTCCGCACTGACTTTAGGAGGCTTCTGTGAAGGTCCGAAAACTAAGCGCCACAGGCGACTACCAACTGGGGCACGGCAACCTCGACTTTATGCAGGACACCCCGGAGGCCGTAGCGCAGAACGTCATGACGCGGCTCGCGCTCTGGCGCGGTCGCTGGTTTATCGACACGCAGGACGGCACGCCGTGGCTGCAGCAGATTCTCGGAAAGCATGAGGCGGTCGACGTCGTGCTTCGCTCGCGCATCCTCGAGACGCCGGGCGTGACTGCGATCGACAGTTTCGAGGCGGTGCTCGATCCGGACTCGAGGCGGCTTACGGTCTCGGCGACGATCAACACGCAGTACGGCCAGACATCTTTTCAGGAGGGCTTAGATGCCTATCAGTGATCCGGTCTTTCAGGTGACGGCACAGGGCATCGCCGCGCCCAGCTACGCGGAGATCCTCGAGTACCTGCAGGGACAGGCGAAGCAAATCTTCGGCAGTGACATCAATCTGAGCGCGGACACGCAGGACGGTCAGCTAATCGCGATCGTCGCGGCCGCCATCTCCGACGTGAATGCGCAGGCGATCGCCGTCTATAACTCCTTCAATCCGAATACTGCTGTAGGCGTCGCGCTCGACAGCGCGGTCAAGACGAACGGGCTTAAGCGTCGAGAGCCTACGCAGTCGACGGTCGATCTCCTACTCGTCGGTCAGGCTGGCACGGTCATTACGAACGGCGTCGCCATCGACAACTTCGAGAATCGCTGGCTGCTCCCGGCGTCGGTCGTCATCCAGACGATCGGGCAGATCACTGTCACCGCTACCGCAGAAGAGGCGGGAGACATCGCTGCGCCCGCCGGATCGATTACGACGATCGGGACGCCGACGCGCGGCTGGC